TAGATGTCTAGTTAATCCTAATAAACTAGAACCCTCTCCTCTTAATCCAGACCAAAATTCTCTATAATCATCTGGGTCTTTTTCTCTAGGAAAATTATCGGCTTCCATTAATAACTTAGAAAAGTCATCTAGTATTTTTTTTACACTTTTTTCATCGTATAATTGCATTACATCTTCTCCCCGGGTTTAAATCCTCTAAATCTTAAAAATCTAGGAAATCTTAAACTCCATTCATTTTCGGTCTCTTGATTTTGTGTAATTGCATCTGCTCTTACTTCTACTATTTGACCAATTAATTTTTCTTTTGCTTTCCAAAATTCTTCTCTATTTTCATCATTTAATCCAGAGCCTACATTAGTTTTAATAAACTTGCCATCATCTTTACCTTCAACAATAAGTGCTCCAAGTTTACCTACATTTTTACCTGTACCTTCTTCAGTACCAATTACTTTTAATGATACTTCAATAAATGGTTTTAATTTTAACCAAGACGTCGTTCTTTTACACTCATATGGTGCCTCTAGGTCTTTTATCATGATACCTTCATATCCCCCGTCTACTGCCCTCTTATTAATCGTTGTGTACGTCTTTTGCCCTTCTTCTGTGTCCAAGTCAACAATTTCATGATCTAATACTTCTATAGTTGTTAGACTTGCCTTGTGTTGTTCGTACCACGCCTTAACCATTTCTGTTCTATCCTTTTGGCTTTTATTCCAAATACCTTTTTTAAAATCTGCTAATGGAATAAAATCAAATAAATGCAGTTTGGCATCTTTGGCAGTTGTAGAACTTTTTCTATGAATTTGTTTCATTAAATCTTGAAAGTTATCACTCATAACTTCGCCATCTAAAATTAATGGATAAGGTGGAGGAGAGTTTTTAACTACTTCACTTATTTCTTTTGCAATATGTCCAAAGTTGATTAGTTCTTTTCCATTTCTACTAAACATATCAACTTTACCATCTGGGTATACAATTGATACAACTCTAGCACCATCTAACTTAACTTCTAACATTTTCTTACCAGTAAGTTTCTTATCGTGTTTTGCAGAGTCTTGTGCTAGTTGGCAAGTGAATACTGGAATCATATATTGTTTAAATTTGTTTTTCTTTGCAACATTGTTTACAGTTTTTTCTGTAACACCACATCTTAAATCTTTAATTAAAATTCTTCTATAAAAACCATTCCATTGTTCTGCCGTTGCTGAACTCATTACAAGTTTAATTGCATCACGAGCCGCGTGTCCTGTAAGTTCTCTATTATAAAGTTGTTCAGCTAATTTTTTAAACACTTTCCATTCACAGCCTTGAGCTGATATAACGTCATCTTTAGTTGGTACTTGTTTAACTCCAAATGTGTATAGTTTGTCTAAACACATTTTTAGACCTTCAAAGAATTCATCTAATCCTTCTTTCATTGCATCTAAAACTATTGCTTCTTTTTTAAGTCTAGAATTATCTGCTTCTAGTTTTGCTATTACTTCTTGTGGTTGTGTTCTCATATTACCTCGGTTTTAAAATTGTATTTTCAGCCATCGCTTGCCAATTATCTGGAAAACTTTTAGCCAAGTCTGCTACTTTAAGTACAGTTCTTAGACTTACTTCTCTTAGTCTTCTTTTATGACCTTCTATCCATTGGATTATTTCTTGTTTAACCTCTTCTGGTAGAGCATATTCATTTAACATACCGTCTCCTACGATTTGTTTAATTCTTAAGATTTTTTCTCTCATAGTATCAATTGTTAAATCTATGTAGTGACATCTAGATTCTAATGCATTTAAATGGTCTCTTAATTTTTTAGACTTTACATTATCAAATTTAATATTAGTAATGAATATAGCAGAACCTTTAAATTCAAAATGATCTGGTACATTCTCCCTACGTAGTGTATGTGAATCTGTATTCCAACATATTCTTCTAGTTCGTTTAGAATCTAAAGCCGCTTTTAATAAGTTTAATGATAAGTCATCTAATAAAACACTATCACAATCATCAAATACAATTACATTATCTTTATCTTGAAAATTGTATAATTTGACATATAGTCCAATAGCACTCATGGCGCCTTTAACAACTTCATATTTCTTTTTAGAATCTCCTAATGTAGATATAACTCCATATCTTTCTAAAACTTTTTCAACACCAAATGATTTACCAACACCTGGAGGTCCAGATACTATCATTGCTCTGATGTCTCCTTTTTTGGTTGCTTTAGTCATTGAATCTAAAATTTCAAAACGTTTACGCATTCTTTCAACAACTTCTTCATCAGTTTCTTCTTTACTAGTTTCTGGTGGTTTGTCTCTTAATTGATTTTCGTTATCTAGACTAATTCTTATGTTGTCTTTTGTTGCACCAGGATATTGTGTGAGATCGTCTATTTTTACTGTGATGAATCCACCTTCTTTATGTGGATATGGTTGGTAAGGTTTAACTAATTTAAAAGTTGTATTTTCAACTTTTCTATTTCTGTAACTTCCTTCTAAAACGTATATTTGCCTTTTCATTTTATTATTATTGCCCTCTCTGTTGCCTTTATTATAATAATACTACCAAATAGTCGGAAAGTCAATAGCCAAAGAAGTCAAGTAATTAGCGGGCCATTCGTCATAAAAATAGGGCCAAAATGAATTCAGCCCTATTAATATCAGAACTAACAGAGTTCTATTTGATTAAGCCTTGTGCTAATGCCTTGTAACCTGCACCTATTACTCTTTTAGATGCTTTACCAGTTCTATAAACTTTTGATTTAGAACCTTTAGGGCCTTTATTTAGAAATACTGGAGTTCCTGCAAATCTTAGTGCTTGTATAACTGCACCTGGATTTCCTGCACCATATCTATTTGATATTGTTGCAGTTGAAAGAGCTTTTCCATTTTCTAAAGCACATTTTACTTTTTCTTGTATTGTACTTGTCATTGAGATATCTCCTTAATAATTAATAATTTTCAATGTTATTACTATAATAAAGGAAATAGGTTGTAATGTCAAGTATGCTTGACTACCAAATTTGATTAAGAGAAGAATTTGGATAACTATCAAAAATTTTCATATCGCGATTTAAAACAGTAGCAACTAAATGTATTCTATCTTCTTCTCCACCATTAAAAAAATTGTGATATTTTGTAGTGTCAGTGATCCATACAGATCCATCTGCCGGCATATGATGAACTACATCACCAATACACATACGAGCACCAAAATTTGTTATGATGGGAATATGAAGCCTTGATTCTGGATCCCTATGCCAACTTAATGTTGTACGTGGCATTTTCCAAAGTAATCTAATTCTACCCAATTTATATTTGGTTGTTAATTTATCATATACTTCTTTAAAATAAGTATCTTCAAATAGCTTAACAAATTCTGAATATTGTGATTCATTAATGGGTGCTTCTCTTTCAACTTCTTTATATGTACTATCTGGTTTAGTCCAAAACAATCCTCTAACATTACCACCTGTAATTGAATTCGGATCACCAGGAATTTGTGTTAAGCAAATAGCATTAATATCTCTTTCACCTAATGGCGCTTGTCTTTCTACTCGTGAATCTACTTCTTTAACTGCATCTTGCAGTTTTTTAATATCAAAACAAATGTCTTGATCTCTATAAAATCCTTTTGTCATAAAATCCTTTTGTATTGTATTTACTCTGGTTGATTATTTGTAAGTTCAAAATTGATACCTTGGGCCAAGTTTAATTCTCTACCATAATTAATTGTTACAGTAGTTCTTCTCATATATTGTTTCCAAGCATCAGAACCTGATTCTCTTCCTCCACCTGTATCTTTTTCTCCACCAAATGCTCCACCTATTTCTGCACCAGATGGACCAATATTAACATTAACTATTCCACAGTCTGAACCTACTGCTGAAATAAATTGTTCTGCTTCATTTAATTTTTCTGTGAATATACATGAACTTAATCCTTGTGGCACACTATTTTGCATTTCAATTGCTTCGGGTAATTTGTCATATTGAAATGTGTAAACTATAGGAGCAAATGTTTCTGCCATAGCTAAATCTTCATCATGAACATTATTTTTAGGTTCTATTAAGCACGGTAAAACATAATTCTCTCTATGTTCTTCGTGTTTAGGAGACTCTGTACAATGAGCTAGTTCACCGCCCCATACATCATAACCTTTCATTCTAGCTCGTTCTATTACTTTTTGCATTTTATCAACTGCTTCTTTAGAAATCATAGGTCCTAAAATATTATTTTTGTCTAAAGGATCTCCCATTGCAAGGCCACTCCATTGACTTTTAATTATACCTATCATAGACGAATATACATTTTTTTGGATATAAAGTCTTCTTAATGACGTACATCTTTGTCCTGTAGTTCCTATAACACTAAAAGAAATAGCTTTTGCGGCAAGATTTAAATCTGCGAATTGAGTTACTATTGCGGCATTGTTGCCTCCTAGTTCATACAATCCTTTACCCATTCTTGCGGCAACTTTTGGTGCTAATGATTTGCCCATTTCACAAGAACCAGTTGCACTTAATAATTTAATTTTTTTATCTTCTGCTAACCATACTGCAGGGTCATTGCCTCCTTCTAAGATTAACAATAAGTCTTTTGGATCTATTCCTAAACTATCAACATATTTGCTTTTATAATCATTAACTGCGTCATCAAATATTTCTTTACATCTATATGAGATTTTTATTGTTTTAGGAGATGGTTTCCATACAACACTATCGCCACATACTATTGCTAAACAAAAATTCCAAGCCCAAGGAGCCACTGGAAAATTAAAGGCAGTAATACAACCAACTACACCTAACGGATGCCACATTTCTTGTAGTCTATGATTAACTCTTTCTGAAGACATTGTTAATCCATATAATTGTCTTGATAAACCTACAGCAAAATCACACATATCAATAGCTTCTTGTACTTCACCTATTCCTTCAGTTATTGGTTTTTTACTTTCCATAGTAACACCTTTACCTAATTCGTTTAAATGTTCTCTTAATTTAAGACCAAATATTCTAATTAATTCTCCACGTTTAGGTGCTGGAACTTTTTTCCAACCTTTTTGGACCGTAGTAGATTTATCAATTAATAAATCGTATTCATTTTTTTGTATTTCTTCCATTGTATTTTCTCCTTAAAATAATTTACCTAACAATTTAAGTCCATATAATATACCTATAACAGAAAGAGCACCTGTTATACCTTGGTCTATAAATGCAAGTATTGAACCAACAATTAATAATGCATAGAACACATAAGTTTTCCAGTTCCAAACATAATAGAACCAACCGTGTTCTTTTTTTGTAGGACCAAAATCTAATTTAGGTTCTTTTGCCATTATATATTTCTCCGTATAAATTAGTTATAAAATCTTGATATGGTATATCTTCTTGTTTGATATATCCTGTTCCTGTTAGTTTTCCTTCAGCATATGCTAATGCAACAGAACATACACCAGAAGCAGTTGCTCTTTGAATTGCACTATAATCTGCATCACCATATATTTTATTTGAATATGTAACTTCTTGCAATTTGCCATCTTTTTTACCAATTACAGATACAAGCATTACCACAACATCTGCAGTTGTATAAGGAACTTCTTGGTCAAATAATTCTATAAATTTTTGTTTGTTATGTTTTAAATTTAAATCTTCTAATAAGAATTTCATTTTATCACAGTGTCCTGGATACCTAATAGTTTTATATGATAATGTTCTAACTTTTCCTTTATATGTTTCACACATAGAAGCACTACCTCCTGATGTATTAAATGCTTCATATCTATTTCCATCTATATAAATTGATTCCATACCATCTAGTGGGTGTGCTTTAATATGATCGTAATGGGAAATGACATCACAATAATTTATATATTCATTAAGTAAACCATCAGTTGACCAAGTAAGATAATAAGACATTGCATTGGTAGGATATTTAGGTAATGCTCCAACTCTCATTTTAACTTTATGTGGTTCTTCAAATTGACTGATTAAATTTGCGGCAACAATATTAACTGCCCCAGGCGCCAATCCACATTGTGGTATCATAAATGTTTTTGTATCTAAATTTTTAATATACTCTGAAACTTCTGTATCTTCAGTTAAATCAAAATATGCTACACCTAATTCAGCACAAGATTTTGCAATATTAATATTAACGTCATGAGTAGTTGATGTAATTATTATATCTTTGCCACCTATAAATCTTTTACACTCATTCATATCAGACGCATCTATTTCTACAATAGATTCATCTTTATCCCATGGATTTATATCTGCTAAATGAACTTTAAATATTTCTGGTTTTTTATTTAAAAAGGCGGCAATTGTTCGACCAATTTTACCAACGCCAATTATTCCAACGTTTTTCATTATATTAAGTAGTTATAAATTTTTTAGGACCTGTTGATATAAATTCGAGACCGGAACCCTTACCAATATAAACATTTTTTTCTGGATTCCAGGACATATTTAATTTTACTGCTCTTTGGATTGAAACACTTAAAAACTGTTCTTCTTTAAAACTAAGAACTTCGGCTTCCATTTTTTTACCGTTGTCGGTACATTCAATTAATGCTATATCATCAAAATGTGTTGTCATCGTCGTCGTTCCTTGTATCGTCTTGCCAATCTCTTTTTCTTTTTTGTTCTTTCCAATATTCTCTAGCTGACATTTTAGTTTTATACCAAATATAAAACATAAAGTCTGCCCAAAGATAATTTAGAACATATCCTAAAACTGAAAACCTTATACCCAGAATTACGCCTGGCAAAAACCATAAAGCAAATATCATTAAGAAAATATAATTCTTAAAAAATTCATAAGGTACCGCAAATGTACTCCACGTTAACTCTCTTGCTTTCATTTGCCTCCTAAAGGAAATTAGCTCTTAATTTTTCTGCCTTCTTAATGTTAATTTTTCTGCGTTTTGCTCTTTCTCGTCTTTTAAAACTAGGTTTTTGATAGTACTGTTTTTCCTTCATTAAATCAAAAATACCTTCCTTTTTCATTTTCTTCTTAAGGATACGCATTGCCTTATCTACATTATTATTTCTAACTTCTATTTCCATATACTGTATAATTACCTATAATATAACATTTTCTACACCAAAAGTCAAATGATAGATAAGTAGAATGATGGTTAACGCATTCAGTTTAGGAGATAACAAATGGCAAAGAAATCAGATAGAGCACGCCGAAGAGAACTCCGTAAAGCTGAAAAGAGTCTTAAGTATAGTAACCGGATTAAGCCAAAAGTTGTGGCTCGAGATCCAAAAGCGATACCAATTAACCAAATAATCACCCTTGATTACCTGACTAACCCTAAACTTGATAAATAAGGGATCTTACCGAATTATCTTTCTAAGTTCAATCCTATAGTGGAGAATTTTTGTTTCCAAGCATAAAATCTTTTGTTATGATTGGCATAAGGATCTTTTTGGATTTGCATTTGATAAAGATGTACCATTTCGTGTGCAAGAGTTTCAATAAAATCTTTCCACGTTCTAAATTTTGAAGCTAATTCCATTTCTATCCATAAAGTATGATTATGATAAGGAATTTTTCTAGAGTTATATGTTCCTACAGGAGTTACTCTGCCGTCCCAATCATAAACAATTTGTCCACGAGCATTATGAATTCCTTTAACATAGATATCAGGCATCCATAATCTATTGCCAAACAGGGCTCTGTTCAAAACTGAAAACCAGCTCTGAGCTTGGGCAATTGTAGGTTTGAAATTTTTCACACCCTCTCTTTTTTTAAGTGCTTTTTTCACTCGTAGTTTATGTTGAATTCGCTTCTGCATACTATAGTAATTATCAAAATGTATGCAGTTATTATCTGATACTTAAAAACGGGTAATTATGGGTGATTATATACGCAGTTAATTTTAGCTATATTTTTCTTGAGTCCAGGACTGAGATCCTAGTAAATTATGTTCAGCCCAACGGACAAATAATCCAAGCTCTTTTCCATGGGCTTCAATTTCCCAGGGTCTATCCCAATAATTTAAATTCTTATCTATAATTTTACTTTGCCATTTAGTAGATCCGCATCTTTCCAAGTCCACCATTTCTCCTTTAGCATATTGTTTTATGTGAACCATTTCATGGGCAATTGATTCCATAATTCTTCTTTTTGAAACTGTACAATCTATGGTAATAGTAAATTCTCTTGGTTTGTGATTTTTGTCATCAAAATCAACTTCACCTAACACACCTGATTCTTTATGCAGATTTTTATCAAATTCTACGTCAACTGAAATTGTATTATATAATTGTTTAGATAAAATTGTTTTACCACAATAGTCAACTATGCTATGTGCTAAATCGTATAATTTTTTATTTCCACCACTAATAGTAATATTCATTATTCTGTATTTTCGGCAATAGTTTTATCGTTTGCAATTTCTCTTGCTACTGCTTGAATATCCTCTATCATATATTTTACTTCTTGTGGGGGAGCAGTATCTTTTAATAGTGCAAGGTCTTTAGATTTTTTGTGCATAACATCTACTTTATGTACAAATTCTTTTAATGTATGGTACGGTGCTGTCATCATATTATTATAGCAAATTTTTGGTTGTATGTCAATGCTAGACAAGTGTTGGTATTATTAGCTTATTTTAGGGAATAATATGTCTGTACAAAATTTTTCAACATCTTGTTCTTTTAGACCCAATGACTTCATTACTCTTGGTGTATGGGGGTTCATAGTTTGATTGGAACAATAATAGTTTTGTGCTTTAATTGTGTCATCTTTTTTTGCAGTATCTGAATATTGTCCTATACTATCAAAATAAACTTTAAGATTGTTAATTGCTAAATCAACTATTGCAGTTGCTTCTTCATCTGTTCTAACATTACCAGCGGCAATCATACTACTTGAAAATATGTTTTGTGCCCATTCAGGTAATTCTCTTTTTTTGCTAGGTATATAATCTGCTACTGCATCTTTATACCAGTCTACTAAAGGATGTTGTTCTCCACCTGAAGATGCAGAAAAATCATGAAAGGCCCCTGTCATTTTATTCTTACCTGCTATAACATCAAAGCCATATATAGGTCCGTTGTTATCAAGATTAGGAAAGACGCATACGTGCATCATCCAAAGAGCTTTTGTATCTCTAGCATCTACTACATCTATATGGCAACGTCTACAATGATTAGTATGCCACACCCTGTTCATCCAACCATTTTCAGGTTGATTGAAATGGTCCATGCCAGGTTCAGTTATTTCTGTACCTCTAGTATTAAACTCTTTAAGTATTTGATTTTGACACTCTATAAGTTTATTCCAAATAAAAGATTCATTTTTCATTTTCTAATTCTTTTATTCGGTCTTCCAGGACAGATATTGTTGTATGAATATGTCCAGTGTCCGTTGGTTGAAGTAATGTTTTAAGATGTTCTACTTCTTTTTTAAGAATATTAACCCTTATCATATTTCCACTAAAGTCTTTTTTAGTTGGATTAGAAATTTGTGTTACTGCTCCTCTTATTATAGATAGTCTAGTCATTAATCTTTTAAAGGATCATCTTTAGTGTTTCTATTATCTTCGTCATAAATTTGTGTACTTAATTCTTTGAATAGTTTAGTAGCAAAATCGAAAGCAATTATTGCCTCATCTTTCATATCATCATTTAAATTTTTTCTTACATCAGCTTTCATTTCGTCAATTGGTTTAGGAAAATCATACAAACGTCCTTTACCAGGTATACGTTTTCTAATCATTTGACCTCCACTTAAATCTGCCATATGACGAACATAAATGTGGGCCATTATTTTTTGTTTGTCATCTTTTATTGATTTAATATGATCTATAAATTCTTTTACAACAGGTGCTACATAAGGTTTTTTGAAGTCTGGATCGTCGACATTTTCGGGCCATAACTCTTTAAAGTCTTCCCATATAGATGGAGCTCTTCTAAGGTCTTGATTCATTACTCCATGAAGCATACCAAAGGCTTCTAATACATCATAACAAGGATGTTGATTGTATAGATAGGTAGCATATAATTCTTTTGGTATTTTGCCACTCATAAGCAGATTGGCAAATTTATGCCTTTCTGCCTTCTTATGATGTTCCCAAGTTAATTCTTTTAATTTGCTCATTCTTTTTCTCCTTTTTATGATGTTCCCAAGTTAATTCTTTTAATTTGCTCATTCTTTTTCAATCTTTATTTGAAGTGGATATCCCAAACTTCTACTTTCGTTTGTTGCCTCCATACCTTTTTGTTCTGCTATTTCGTATGTATAAATTCCAACAATTATAGAACCCTCTTTATGAATTCTCAAAGTAAGATCACGAGCCGTTTCGGGTGTGTGTTTAAATATTTTGATTAATATATCAATTACAAATTCCATAGGAGTTATATTATCATTCAAGAATATAACTTTGTAATTTTCAGGTTCTTTAACAACCTGTTTTATTTTTTCATCTATTTTTACTTCTATGTCAGTACTCATATAATTTATTTATAAGGCAGGGCGTATTTGATAACGCCCTGCCCATATCCATTAATTACTTAATGTCTATTTTTTAAAAATATTGAACAAGTTAGGTTTTAATACATCTTCAAACCAGTCTTGCCAAAATTGTTGTGTTTTCTTTTGATATTCTTGGGCTTTCACAGGTTGTTCCTTTACAAATTTTTCTACTTGTACTTTCCATTCTGCGTAAGTTGGAATATCTAAATCAAATTTAAACATTTTATCTCCTTATTTAATGTCTATTTTTTTAGCCTTTTTATTCTCTGGAACTATTCTTTCCAAAGAAACTCTTAAAAGACCATCTTTAAGTTCAGCACCTTTTACTTCTACGTCATCCGCAATTGTAAAAGATTTAGAAAAATATCTTTGAGATATTCCTCTATGCACAACTCCATCTTCTGAATTGCTTGTTCTAGCTTCTTTGATAGATTTGATTGTAAGCATATTATCTTTATACTCTATATCAATATCTTTCTTACTGAAGCCAGCAAGAGCAACTTCAACATCGTGGGTGTTTTCACCTGTTTTCACAATATTGTAAGGTGGGTAGTTGATACTGCCGGAACCATTAAAGATTTGATCACCGTCCATCATTCTTTCGAAATGATCGAACACGTTGTCAAATCCAATAGTTACGGGTCTTAGTTGATTAAAAATTGATAGGGCTTTATTTGTCATAATTGTCCTCCTTTTTTAAGCAAGTTATGTGTACGAGACCTATCATAGCATCACGTACAGTATTATTTATCATACTATTATAATATAAACACTATTTCCCGAAAAATCAAGAGCCTAAATTAGCCAAAATATCATACCAGCCTCTTTTTACGCCAAGTTTAAGACTTTTTCCGGTAACTTTATTTGTCTCCATATGGTACGGTTGTTTAATATATCTAACACCATGAATTATTTGTTTACCTTCTACATCTGCATATAATATTTTTAACTTGTCTAATTGTAAACCTAATGCGTTGGTAACTATTTTATCTTCATTAGTCCAAGTGCCTAGTTCGTGACTTTGACCATGGAAATAATGTTTATCTTTTAAAGTACTCATATTACGATTGAATATACCTGTACAAAATACAGTAATACCATGTTTAGCTAATTTTTTAATAGATAATTTTTCAGTTAATACTGTATGATTGCCCAATCCATCAATTTCTTCTATAGTTAAATAATTTTTGTAATTAAGTTCGGCACCGGCGGCGTGTGCTATACTATCATAATCATACCAATCAGATGATTTTAATTGGGATTCATAGGGAACATAATTTAATTCATTCATATCACGCAACTCTGCTAGATACTCTCCTAGTTTGCGTGGACCTTTTCTTTTCCAAAAGTCGTGTTGTTCTTTTGTTATTGTACCCATTACTGATTCATATCCTAATCCAGTAAATCTAATAGTATAGTGTTTGGGTATATTGATTATACTATCAATTAGTTGTTTTCGTGTTAGTTGTATTGTCATTTAAATCTTTTAGGATTGTTTTTAATGGATCTAAATTATAGATTCTATTACTGCTTATTAAGTTGTAAGGTTTAGGTTTAGGTATGTCCATACAAACATAAAAAGTTTTGCTTTTGGCTAATAGGTATCCAATTAACCAATTATCTAATCCAGTATTGTCTATATCTAAAATAATATTATCAGCTAGACTAGCCGTTTCAATTAACCAATTAGCACTATCTTTATTTTCTTGTTCGTCATACATATAAAGATTAATGTTAACATCTACTTCTTTTATAATTTTATTAAACTCATCTTTAAAGGTATCCTTTAAATTAATCAAAAGAATACTCCTATTCTCATTTAATAGTTTATCAGGTGGTGTTATCAACTTAATTTGTGACATCAAGTTATTTTAGCATAATGGATGGTAAATGTCAATGTTATGATTCGTCGTCTTCTTTTGGAGTTGTTTTTTTACGAACTTGGATATTTTTGTCTCTAACTATGTAATTTATTGGGAATACTTCTTTATTTGGTTGCTCTACTGGTTCGTCAGTCTTTTTTTTTCTACGTCTGAATCTTCTTTTTCGGCTTCTTTATTTGCCGCATCTACCCATTTATTCCAGCTTTCTAAATCTTCTTGTTTTTCAAGGTTGATGTTTTCCCAGGGTAGTTTATCTATAAAACCTTTTACATATAATTCTTTATGTCTTTTTATGGTATCTTCTGGATTTCTTCGTTTCCACTCTGCTTTTTCGTTTTGCCATTTATTTTCTTTTTCGTCATATGTAATTAGACGTTTTTGTTCGTCATCATCAAGTGTTCTTAAAACTTCTGTTTGTTTGTCTTCACCTATTTTTATTAGTTCTTCTTTTAATTCTTTTTCAACATTGTAATTGTCTATTAATTCTTTTGTTGCTACATTACGTTCAGGTAAAATCATTGCAACATCTGCCGTTGTAGGAACAGGTTCCATTGGAATAGGTATTGGTTTTTGTTCAGTTTCCATATCGTATTTTACTTGATCTTCATCAAAGCCGTCTTTATATTCATCATCAATTAATTCATCAAGTAGTTCATCTTCTCTTTTTTCTTTAGCTTCTTCTTCAGCTATAGCTTCTTGTTCTTCAGCAAATCCTTTTGCTAGAAGTTCTGAAACAGATGGTTCAGGTACTTTATCTTCCATTTCCTTTAATTCCTCTACTTCTGCAGATGGCGAGTGTTTGTCTATGCTATCTAACATAGTTTGTTGATCTTTTGCTAATTTACTACTATTATCTTTAATTAGGTCTGATGCTTTAAGTGTACCACTTGGCTCTTTAGGTGGCAGTTCAGGTGCTTTAGGTTTACTTGGTGGTGTACTTGGTGGTGTAGGATCTTCAGTGTCGTCCTCCCACGTATTAGGAAATCTTCTTAGCATACTTTGATTAGCCGCTAATAATAATGCAACTGCAAGTGGGTCAAATACACAAATTATAATTAGGATAACCCATCTTACTGCTTCGTTTGTATCAACCTTTTCTGTTACTCCCCAATCAACTACAAGTGCGGCAATGTATTTTACTGGGCCAATTTCTGCTTCTAATTTAATCATTTTTGCCTCTAATGGTTCTCGATCAATGATTAAATTATCTATATTGTTTTGTGATTTTAATATGTTTTCTTCTGCTACTTCTATTTGTGCATAAACACCCGATTTGTCGTCAACACCGCCTTCTCTTAACTTCTCAATTCTTTTTTGTATAACGGCAGTATCATTTGCGTAGTCTTCTTTAAGTTGAGCTATTCTGCTTTGGGATTCACTTATTTTTATATTAATACCTGCTCGTTCTTCTTTTTGTGATTCTTTTAATTGTTTAGCCGCTTTTTCTTCATTAAAGAACGATTTGTTTGAAGTTAATACATCACTAACGTCTTTATCCAATACTTTCATTCTATCAGTTAAATTTTCAATGTTTTTAGTCTCAACTCCTAGTAAAATCTTGAATTTGTCTTCTACTGCTTTTAAATTCTCTTTTTCAATGCTTATTACATCATCGTTAGTAGTGCTTGTTCTTGAAAGACTCGTTTCAGCTCTTTCTATAATAAGAGTTTGTCTTTTGATATAGGTTTCTTCGCTTGTAATTTTGCTATTGATTATTTGAATTCGTTGTACAACTGTATTTTCTGCTAGGTTCTGTTCTAGGTGGGCTTTGGATAAGAACCCAAATATACCCATAGACGTTATTAAACTTAATACAACCACGGCTGTGGCGAGATAAAATTTTAAGAGAAACCGAGTTTGTTTCCAGTTCCGATACAACCAACTGGCGGCTATTAGTTTACCAACCTCTAATACTGAACCCATAATAACCACTGGCACGAAAGCACCAGGGAAGATTGTAGCCAATCCTATTACTGAATAGAAGATTGCTACACCCGATATTGAAAGGGCCGAAATTAATGTAAGAAGTGCGATAAACATATAGTATTATTTAAACTAATACTTATCGCTTTTAATACTATCTGATAAATTGCCAACCGTTGTATGCGACGTCTTTACAAGCGGTTTCTGTGAAATCTCTGATCTTACCTTTTTTAGATATTTGTGTGAATAATATTCGACAATATCCACTACCGTGAGGGTAGCTAGATACTATTTTTACTAAACCAAATGTTTGGTTTTTGTCATTATACCATTTAACAACTTCACCTTCTGGTGCGTTGTTTAGTGCAAAAAATACTGCCTGCATCTGCTTAACTTGGTCTTCTTTTTTAAGCATATTTTTATTGTATTTTATTGCGTTGTATATCGTATGTGTCCAGTGATTAGTATTATTGAAGTCTTTTTCTACACTCTTAAAAGTACTTTCGCTATTAAGTTCAACATTTTTAGTTGAGCTACAATTTACTAATAATAAACTACTTAGGATTATACACAATTTCCCAAGAGCCGTCAAATTTTTGGCAAACATAACCTTTCCTTTTTACAAATGTTCCATTTAAAAATATATCAAACCAGAACTCTCTACAATCTTTTGCTATACCACTATAATGTAGAAAGTCTTTTTTACCATCATCACATACCATTGTTTCTATGGTTTCTTGATTTATAATAGTACCGTTGGCATCCTTTGTGATAATCGTGTGTGTAGTTGCGTTGCAGTATTGGTCACTCCAAGGACCGCCAGCATTAGCTTCAGCAGTACACACCAGAGTAAGGGTACCTAATATTAATAATAGTTTCTTCATAGGTTACCCCTACTGCTTATTCGATTGGTCTAATATCTCATCAGATACTTTTGAAATTGAACTGCTTAATTTCATTGCTTTTTTGCTTTCAATTAATGCAACAATTTCATTAACATCTTTTTGAGATATTTTCATTAAAACAAAGGATCTATAGTTGTTTTTGTCTTTGTTATATAAAGTCAACTTCTTCTCTAAAGAGTATGTTCTTAATACAGTCTTTGAAATAAAGTTAACAATAACATCTTCAGATTGTTCTGTACCTTGTACATTTTCAGCAGAACCAGTTTCGTTATAAACGATAGATGTCTTATTATTCATCTCACCATTTATTCTGTCAGTTATTTTAGCCTTTGCTTTTAATACTGCCTTTTTCATAGACATTTCCATATCAGGCGATACTGCAACAGCCACGGCATAAAAATAACCGTTTCTGAAGATCAAGCCTTCTTTTCCGTTATCTTCGTGATTTAAGTACCACGCAGGAACGGTTTTATGTTTGGAATTATCAGTGGGCAGTTTCACCATTCTGTTCGCACAAGCATTCAATAAGAACACCATTGCAAATAAAATAGTTAATAGTTTAAATGAGCCTTTCATTTTGCCTCCTTGATTAAAAGTATTCATTATCTATATTATATAGAATCACTACCAAAAAGTCAAGGTTTTTGTTCGATTAAGATGTCTTGGTTTTGAAGGCTTTTTTGGTAGTAGTTTACCAAAATGTTAAAATACAACCTAGAAAAGGTCGTTTTCTTCGTCTTCTTCTTCTTCTTTTTTTTGAGAGGCTTTATGGTATGCATAACCAAAGCCAACGACTGTCAGTGTACAGCCTATAAGTCCTAATAATAATCCGTCTTCAAATGTCATCTTCTCATATTAGCAATATCTTTAACATCTTGTTCTTCAAATACAGGTACTTGATTTGATTTATGCATTGTTGCTATTCCTATTAGTTTTCTTTCGCCTGAATATTGCATTCGTTCTTTTTTAGCTGAAGTTCCCACTGGGATTTTGTCTGATGTTGGTGGATAGTTATCGTCGGTTGTATAGCTAGGAAACCAACTTTCCTTTGTTAATTTTTTCCATCTTCTTCTTAAACTTATTCTATCAATTCCTAATTTTTTAAGCCAAGTCTGATGTTCGGTACGGATTTTTCTTAATCTTGCCGTATTAGGTAATTTGCGTCTCATAATGTTATGGTAAGTTTTTATTTAATATAGCACTATATATTAAATGGTCATAGTCTTTGTTTTCACTCCAAGCATTTAAACCTTGAATTAATTTCTTATAGTTCCATCTACCTTCTTTTAATTGTTTTGCTCTTTCATCTCTAAAAGGTTTATAAGCAGGATGTCTATTAATAATTTCTATCATATCGCGAATACTTTCACATTTATGTTTGTATTTTTTAACACCCCAATCTGCATCTGGATTACCTTTTGCTTTCATTTGTGGTATTTTAGAATCCCAAGTTCTAACTCCAAATAATGCATTACCTTCTATTGCAAATCTGCTAGTACCCCAGCCTGATTCAACACCAGCCATTGCTATAATAATTGAACTAGGTATTCTTTTTTCTGTTTCTGTTGTATAATTTAAATAATCTACACATTGTTTAACTGCATAGATAAAAGAATCAGGATCATTATACATAAATTCGGGTTGATGGATATCCAAATATAAAGATACTTCCATATCTTTTTTATTTTGCATAGTTATTTTGTCTAGTTTAATATTAATTTTAGCAAAGTGTTCTTTTATACTTTCAAACATTGATGAAGTAAGTTTGCCTTCTGCCACTGGATTTGGAAAAAATGTTCCATAAGAAAAGGATATAGAAACCACCATACCTACTGCAAGAGTATAATGGAACCATTTTTTTAAAGATTTTAATAACTTCTTATTACTATCAAAAATCTTAGAATCTTTATGTTTTTTACGCATAATCTATTTGTAATTCGTATTTATTTTAACACATACTATAATATATGAAGATTCTGGCAGTGTCAATGATTAAAAAGTGTTGATATATGCGATTATTTTACGTGTTCTTTACAAGCCTCGTACCAAAATTTACCACTATCACGAAGAAGCTCGTTTTGTTCTCTAAGATTTTCTAGTCTTTTTTCGATTAATTTCCATTGGTAGTCAGAAATGGGTTTATTATTCTCGTATAATTTTTTGAGTCGTTCTATAGCATTGTCAATAGAAGGACAAGTAAGATCAGGTACTTTTGGAGCATTCTTTTTTAACTTTCTAAAAAACTTCTTTTTTTTAATGCTATATTTCATACGTATATATTTAGAAAGTTTTTAGTAAAAGAAAAATGCTAATTTTAAAGTTATAAGGTAAGTTAAAAATAAACATAGGGGCCGAAGCCCCTATGCTGGTCTATGTTCTGTTGCCGAGATTAACCTTTCTCCGAAATGGCAGTATTAAACTGCAACCAGTTCTCTGTCAGCAAAAATGCTAACTGGAACTGTCACTTCAGGTTTAAATGCTAATGCATTTATAAATTGGACGTTACTTCGTGCCTACTAGATAGACTCCATTTGTCTTTACATTCCGGTCGATCCTAGTTCACCCCCGTTAAACACTTAAACCTTAAAATGTTTCACGTGGAAGAATTTGGTGGAGGTGGTCGGTACTGCCCCGACGTCCCTGAAATTTATTACCCAAACTTCAACGTCTACAGTAATATTTATAACATCTTTTTATTGATATGTCAAAGACATCGATGGTACAGTCTGGTATGCTGTTTTATGTTGGGAGGATTATTCTACAATGCGTTTAAGATTTCCTGCTACTTGTCGTCCTCGAAATTCTACCATCTCATACTCCATTAAGTCGCCGTCATGGACGTCGCTTAAATTTGAAGCCTTTAAAGCAGATACGTGTAAAAACACGTCTTTACCTTCTTGATCTGGTGTGATGAATCCGAAACCTTTAGCGGAATTAAACCATTTAATTTTGCCTGTTGCCATATTCTTCTTATGTGATCTCTTCTTATTAATTATTATCTTACTGAATTATTTATATGAATTCCTGAAAAAGGGTGTTGTTGGCATGGATAATCGATTAAATCCACGCCAACTTTAAAATTACATAGAATTTTTCTTTTCTTGTATTTCCTTACGTCTAGCTTTAGCAAGTTTCCCTAAATTTCCTAGGGCCTTTCTAGCTCTAGCCGCCGCGGCTTTAATTCCTTTAGTTTCAAAAGCTTCGTTTTCTTTAACGTAACTTTCTACAGCCTGAGTAATCTGTTGATGTGTCTCACTCATGATTTTTATTCTCCTTAATTATAACGTTATAAATCTCCATCCAATTCTTAACTCTCCGGACTGGAGTTTCATTAGTATTGTAGCTTCTATTGTGTGGAAGGTCAAGCAATAATGAATTCAAACCGTGAGCCGCACCATCTTCGGCATTAATTGGTTTGTCTTCTATCCAAAATGTTCCTGGCTTGTACCGTTTCAGGACATCTATCTTATCGGCTCCTTGATCCAAAAATGTAATTTCATTAAAAACATTACCAAAAATATTTTGGAGGTTTTCTCTTCTTAATTGGTTTGCTTTTGAATCTAAAGTTTGTGATGTTATTACATCAAATTTGTATCCTAGATCCGATAATTTTTTTATATATTCAACACTACCTTCGACAGGTTCTAAATCTTTCATCCAAGCACTTTCATTGAATACTTTTATAAAGACTTTACTTTGACCGTCTCCTAAATGATAATTCATATCTATGCTATAATGATCTTTAGCAAATTTAGTAAAGCCTTGAGTTACCATCCATTCGTCGAAACCTTTCTCCCAGAGAAGTAAGACTCCATCGCAGTCTGTTGCTATTATTTTATTCATTTAAATATCCATCTAATCGAAATGACTCAATATCTCCGCCATTGTACAAAAAACATTCTACAGCAGATTTTATTTCATTAATAGATGATCCATATTCACCATAAACATCATATTCACCAGTTTCTTCATGTTGATCACTTTCAATAAACACACGGTAATCTGTATTATTACCATTGCCACCATGAGTAATAGAAACTTTTTCGTCAGAATCCCAATGTAGAAAATCTGCATCGTTGTCCATATCTTTTTTAAGTTTTTCGAAGTTTATATGAGAACTATTAATTTTAGGTGTTTTTTTATTCATTAAGTATTATGTTAATTTGAGACCTGAAGTCGATTCGACATATTTTTTAGCCATTTCTGCTTCTGTAGGTGAGTAGGCCATAATACTATTTCTGTGGATTCTAAATTCTTGATGTTGTGGGGTAGAAAACATAAAAGGTCCTAACCCTATTCCTTTTTCTGTTCTGATTAACATCATAGGACGTTTTATTATAAATTCTTTATCAGTTATTTCTATTACCCTTCCTATAACTTCTTCACCGGTATTTAATTTCATTGATATTGTTTGGTCGGGCTTAATCTCTAGCATATTTCTCCTTATCTATTTTTTTAAAATGTTCTACTAGATTGTCATAATTTCCTATTAATTTTCCGTCTAAGACAATTTGAGGAACAGTTCGGACATTAGGAACTGCTTCTAATAATTGCTCTGTAGTCCAGCCTTCACCAATCATTCTTTCTTCATATACAATTTCTTTTTGTTCTAAAAGTCTTTTAGCCATATCACAAAAATGACATTGCATTTTAGACCAAACTATATTCGACATTTAATTATCCTTTACTTCTGGAATAGGAATTGCGCCTATGCCTTCATCGTGAAGTTTTTTAACTTCGTTATCAGTTGCAGTACCGAAAATGTGATCGTCTCTTTCTCCTTTAGATGCTTTTCTGGCTTCCTTGGCAAAATTACGACCAACGTCTTCACAGTTCTTTGTAACCCAATTATTTAAATTTTTTAATGCTTGTCTACTATTGAAAAAGACTTTGTTCTTTTTATCTTTCTTTGGCGATTCTTTAGTTTTAGTTTTAACAATACTAGGAGCCATTAGTGCTCTCCTAATATTAGGATCATCACACATAGGACAAAGTAGTAAATTTTTCTTTTTTTGATCTAGGTATGCAGTTTCAGAATCAAACCACCCTTCGAATTTATGGTCGTGTGTGCATAGTAAATTATATTTCGCCATCGTACTTGATTCGCCAATCGCTTTTTGTATTGTTCTTTTTGTCCATATAATCTAGTATAAGACTGATTGCGAAGATTGTCAAGCCGAATCCAATAATCATCCAAAGTCCTCTACCTTCTTCCCAATTGGTTAAAAGAAACCAAAGTACTTCCATGCCGTCCATATTTTGAAATTTATCCATTATAATTTAAATTTAGAAAATTGTCCTTCTTTTATATCTTGATTAATACCACCAATTAAGTATGACTCTACTTCTGTTTCTTGTGGAGCAACTTGTAATTCTCTTGAACTTAACCAATGTCTAGTCCAAGGTAATGGATCTTGAGATGGTGGAATATCATATATTGGATCAAAGCCCAAAGCTCTTAATCTTTTATTTCCAGTCCATTCTACGTATCTGTGTAAAAGTTTTTCATTTAATCCTATTAAAGATCCTTCATTAAACAAATGCTTTGCCCAAGCCTTTTCTTCTTCTACACAATTTTTAAACATTTGAATAACTTGTTTATCGCAACTTTTAATAATTTTTTTCATTTCAGGGTCATCGCCTTTTTGCCAATTTTTAATTATACGTGATGTTAGGTTTAAATGCGTAGCTTCATCTCTAGCAATTAATGATAATATTTTAGCAGAACCTTCCATAAGTTTAAGTTCGCCAAATGCAAATGTACAAGCAAATGATACATAGAACCTTAGTCCTTCTAATAAATTAACACTAAACATTGCCAAATACAATTGTTTTTTAACTTCTTTAAGATCACCTTTACCTTTTACAAAATAATCCTGTACCACACTTCCAAATGTATCATAGTTTTCTGTAACTGATTTTGCTCTTTTAAGTATTTCTTTGTCTGTTAAAATAGTATCAAATACTTCAGATGGATTAGGATAAACGTTCTTCATAATATGTGAATAAGCTCTTGAATGAAGTGCCTCCATAAAATCCCAAGTTACTATGCAACCTTCTAGTTCAGGTAATGAACAGTAAGGAAGAAACATTAAAGCAGGGCCTCTGCCTTGTACACTATCTAACAATGTTTGGTATTTTAAATTTGATGTGAATATATGTTTTTGTTCTGGACGGAACTGTGCGTAATCTGATCTGTCTTTTTGTAAACTTACTTCCTCGGGTCTCCAAAAATATCCAAGCATAGTTTGATTAAGTTTATCAAATTGAGGATATTTGAATATATCATACCTTTGTACATTTAGGTCCGCACCAAAAAACATTGGTTGTTTTGTAAAGTCTATATTGCTATCTTTATTGAATACTGATTTGCTCATAAGTCGTAATATTATATAGTACAAGCATCACAGTCTTCTCCTGAATTTGTATCTACTAATTCGGCAACTTTCTCTTTTGATACTTCTCCGTTAATTTTTGCATCACCATTTATTCCAGTAATTGGTTTTTCTTTTAAATGGTCATAAATTTTGCTAGTGTCAATTCCTGCTGGCTGTACATCTTCTTCTTCACCTTTAAAGTCATAAGTGTTTTGGTAATAAGCCGTTTTCCATCCATATTTGTATGCATTAAGCATATCCTTCGCCATTGCAGATAAAGGAACTTCATTATTTTCATAGTGTAATGGATTGTAACTCCAGTTACCACTGATAGCTTGGTCAAAGTATTTTTGCATTACAGAAACAACTTTAATATATCCGTCATTATTTTCCATATCCCAAAGTAAAGTATATGCGTTTTTAAGTTTAGGATAACCTGGAACTATTTGTTTCAATGGACCTTTTTTACTTTTTTTAATTGATAATATTGCTCTTGGTGGTTCAATTCCATTTGTTTCATTACTAACTACAGAAGAACTTTCACTTGGCATTTGAGCTGTTAATGTTGAATGTCTTAATCCGTGTTTTAAAATATTTTTTCTTAAAGTTTCCCATGCCATTCTTTGTTTATGTGGCACAATTTTATCAACATCTTTTTTATAATGATCTATTGGTAATTGACCATCTGAATATGTTGTTCTATCAAATCTTTCACATTTTCCTTTTTCTTGTGCTAATTCATTACTAGCTTTTAATAGATAAAATTGAAATGCTTCAGATAATCTATCAACGGCCTCCCAAGCGCCTTGTTCACTATATTTGTAGCCTTGTTTTGCTAGGTAGTGTGCTAATCCAATATAACCAACTCCTAAAGAACGTCTTGCTTTGGTGCTGTTCTCTGCCGCCTTAACTGGATAATTTTGATAGTCAATTATTTCATCTAAAGCTCTTACAGTTAAATCGCAAATTGGTTCTAATTCTGATACGTCACTTATTGTTCCAACATTAATTGCTGAAAGAATACAAAGTGCAATTTCTCCTTTTTCATCATCAATGTGTTGAATAGGTCTTGTAGGTAGTGTAATTTCTTGACATAAGTTTGACATTGTTATTCTGTCTTTGAAGGATGAGTGAGTATTGCAATGGTCTATATTCATAATATAAATTCTGCCTGTTTCTGCTCTTTCTTTTAATATATCAAAGAATAATTTTTGTGCAGATACTTTTCTACTGTCAATTGATTTATCTTTTTCATATTTTAAATATAGTTCATCAAATTTAGGTGTGCCCCAGGCTTTCATTAAACTAGGTACTTCGTGTGGAGAGAATAATGTAATGTCTCCTTCAGTAATAAATCTTTCATAAAACAATTTAGAAATTTGAATTGAGTAATCCATTTTTCTAGCTCTATTGTCTTCGGTTCCTTTATTATTTTTAAGAACTATAATGTCTTTAATTTCTTGGTGCCATATAGGAAAGTGTACAGTTGCGTTTCCACCACGTACTCCATTTTGGGTACAACTTCTAACTGTAGCTTCGAACTTTTTAAGAAACGGAATCACGCCTGTGTGTTGAACTTCTCCACCTCTTATTTTAGAATTAATTCCTCTTATGCGTCCTGCATTAATTCCTATACCTGCTCTACGTGCCACATATAAACCGATTGCCATATCACTAGAAAAAATTGATGGCAAAGTATCATCACTATCAACTAAAACACAACTTGCGAATTGTTTAATAGGTGTTCTAACTCCTGCCATTACTGGTGTTGGAATATTAATTTTAAATTGTGATATTGCATCATAATATCTTTTAACATATTGTAATCTATTTTTTTCTGGATAGTTAGCAAATAAGGTTGCCGCAATCATCATATACATATCTTGTGGTGTTTCGTATAATTGTCCTGTACTTCTATCTTGTACAAGATATTTGTCTACTACTTGTCTTATTCCAGCATAAGTGAAATTTAAATCTCTGTCTCTTCGTATCCAAGAATTAAGTTTTTTTGATTCTGTTTTAGAATATTTTTCCATGATGTCTTTGTCATAAACACCTAATTCGCAATTTCTTTCAATTAATTTAGACAAAGGCATATATTCATATTGTCCGTGTGCTTCTTTACGTACATCATATAAAAGTAATCTTGCCGCGGCGTATTGATAGTTAGGTTGGTCTAGAGTTATTAAATCATTTGCTGATTTAATTAGGATTTGTTGAATTCCTTTAGTCGTTATTCCATCATAAAATTGAATATTAGCATTCATCTCTATTTGGGATGAACTAACACCAGGTAAATCGTTACAAGCTTCTTCAACTACAAAATGAATTTTATTAATATCTAATTTTTCTAGTTTGCCTTTACGTTTTTGTACCTTAATCTGTGAATACGCCTGAGTTGTAGTAGTAGTTTCCATTATATTTTTCTGTTTTGTCCCTGTCCGATGTATTCTTTAAAGTACTATTTATTTTATATTTATGATTAGCTTATTATATGCAATTTTTTTGTTTTTGTCAATTTATATTTGCTTCGTTTTTGTAAAAATTTAAAAGGGTAATATGGTACTAAAACTAAAGGTTGTTAGTTAAAGTACCATATTATAATTATCTAAGAAAATTTCTATTAAGAAAGAACCGAAACGTGGAAAAGTAAGCCTGCATTGTCCCCAGCAGTAGTATTTTTAACATAAAATACCAAAGTTTCCTTTGTTGTGTCGCCATTTTCGTCTGATAATGCAGTTGTGAATTCTAAATTAGTTTGATAAGATGCATCACCATCGTAATTATATTCATCTGCTATTTTAGTAGTACCTTGTGCTATATTAAGCATTACATTTAATTCACCATGTCTTGTTGCGTTAACTGTATTGCTTAGATATGTATAATCAATTTTATATTTTTTATTTGAATCTGCTGGTAATCTAAATAATCTTTGTGTAGTTGGTACATAACCAACTGAAGCATCAAACGTATATGAAAAAGTACCTGCAAACTTTCCTTCTATCTCTGGAATATATGCAACATTAGATAAATTTGAAGTATCAGATGATAAAACTTTTGTTCTAGTAAAGTGATCTGCGTGAGATGAATTATTTTTAGATTCAAATTTAATTACTCCAGATATTGGTCCATTTTCTGTACCACCATCATTTCCAACTAATGCATAAGAATTATTTGCACTAACATTTCCATAACCTTCTTTAACCCAAAAACCATTTTTATCTATGTTAGCAAATCTTGAATTAGTAATAGTATTGTTAATAGGTCCTGTAGCCATTGCTACATTTCCTAAATTTGTGCCTCTACCCCATACTACACCATATCCTAAATTTTCAAATATGCTGTTTGTAAAAGTATTATTAACAATATCATTATCTGAAATTATTCCATTGCTCCAACCATCTACATAAAATTTGTTAAAATTATTATTTGAACAAGTAACAACAGAACTTAAACTTGCTAATTTAATTCCTGCTTCAGCACCATTTTGAATTGCTGTTCCTGTAGTCCACGGTCCTTTTAATTTAACATCTTCAAAAAAACTATTAGAAACATTATCTAATTGCATTCCAAAATATGCGTGACTAGTTGTATGTTCAATTGTTAAACCTTTAATTGAAAGGTGTCTTGGTTGATTAAGAGTAGTTGTTTGTGCAAAGTGAGTTGAACTGTCGCCCGGAACTCTAATTCCGTTTACTGCAACAATACTTGTAAAACTTCCATCTTGTTTTATAACAGTTTTGTCACTACCATCTCCTTCGATATTTGTAAAAGGTGGTAATTTTAATGTTCCGTTAATAACATATACTCCAGCATGAAGATGAAGTGTAACTCTGCTTGTTTCATTTCCAACAGTTGCCGGGTTACAAAATAATTGATCTATTGCTCTTTGTAAAGCAACTGTTACGTCTGTACCATCTCCAGTAATACCAAATGACCTAGCACTAACTAAATCATCTAGTCTAGATTGTAAATCTCTTTTAGTATGATCTAAGGCAGTTATACCTGTTTGTACAGTAGACCCATTTAGGTAAATGTATTGATTGCTTAATTGAAATAAATTGTCGTGTTCTGTTAAAACTTTAGTATTTCCAACATTAGGTGCACCTTCAGCCACAGAGCCATTACCCAAGTATAATTCTTGAGAATCTACTGCCCAGCCAAATTCACCACCTGCAAGTTGGGGTAAACCAGAACCTGCGGTCTTTTTACCTCGTCTAATCTGTATTCTTGATATCGATACAATAGCCATATATGTCCTTATTATTTTATATTTATCGACTGTATCGTGTTTTGAAATTTAGTTCGTATGTTTAATATAGTACTGCTCTACCCTTTTCCACCACATATCTTTATAATCATTGTAGTTTTCAGGTGTTATGTTAAATTGTTGGTATGTAAGATCCCTACAACATAAAAATACGTGTCCTTGGTTAATATTAGTGCCGTACACTTCATTATGTGCTTCTGCATAAGCCACTAACTGCAAATAGTAATCTGTAACCCATTCTTCACGTTTGGGCTTGTTTGACTGTTTAAAGTCTATAATAGCAGGCATACCTTTATATTCTCCTAATATGTCAGTTGTACCAGCATAAATTTTAGGAAAATATAATCCAACTTCACTGCCCCATATTTCATTAATATCTTTTAATCCATTTTCATATATTTTTTGCGCCATTTTAAAAGCCTGTTGATGATAAGGATTAGAACCAGGTTTCTTCCATTCACCATTGTTTACATAATGTTCAAGATGTTTATGCATTGAAGTTCCAACAGTAGTTGCTTCAGCAGTTATTTCTTTAGCTTTTTCGTGACCTACTTTTTTACGCCACTTGTTTAAATGAGTTTTGTCTTTAGTATCGTCTAGGATTGTTGTGACACTTGCTAATTTGTCTCCGTCTGGAGTTTGATATACTCTTCTACCTTCAAGTATGGATCGTGACATCTTCTTGTATTCATACTTCTCGGTTATTAATGACATTAAAAATTATTTTATATTTTTTTGATTTTCTGTAGTTAAAGAATCTATTTTATCTAATTGTTCTGTTCCGGTAAGATTATCAATAGCATCTATGGGTTCTAATGCATCTTGCATTTTTTCTGATACTGTTTGTTCTGGCCAATCGTTTCTTGGTACAAAAGGTGTATAACCTTGTTCTTCTGCTTTTTGGTCATCTTCTCCTATAATCGCTTGAACCTCTGGAACATAATGCTTTAACATATCTTCCACACCTTGATGTAATGTTTGTTTAGACATAGCACAACCACTACAAGCACCTGCTAATTCTAATTTTGCCACACCTAATTCCATATCAAAATCTAAAAAATTTATAAATCCATTATGTTGGGCAACTGAAGGAGCTACTTTGTCTTCTAGTACAAATTTGATGTCTTTAACAATTTCTTCTTTAGTTCTATTACTCATGTCTTATTATTTTATATTATAAACCAAAATAAGTCAATTAGAATCTTTTGGCAGTGGCTCGTTTAGCCATTTGCTTAATATCTGATGTTTTCTTCTTTTGAGTTATTTCTGGATTTGAATTATTTGCATCTGTTTTTAATGTGATGCCATCTTTATCAAATTTTTGGGTTAAGTTTTTTACGCCAGGAACACTATCGTATCTGTTTTTGAAGTTATTAAAGCTATATTGACCGCCTCCGACATTCTGCATTATTTTATTAAGAGCATCATAATTTAAATAGGCAGTTTGCCCTTTAGAATTTGCACTACTAATTAAATTTCTTAATGTTTGGATAAGGAGAGTGTCGGAAGACTCGGTTAAGCCTTTTTTTTTCCTGTGGACTTTGCTGATAATGTTTCTGCTAGTCTTCTTGACATTCTTAAAATTGATTCTCTTTTGCCTCTGTCTGCTGGTAAATCTCCACCAGTTGCAGGTTCGCTCGCTCCGAAATCGTCTGCTGGAACATCTGCTATATCATCTGTTGGTTCTACTACAGGCTCTTCTGGAGTATCTGTTCCCATTGTTGCTGGAACTGTCTCGCCTGTCAGGACGGCTACGCCTCCTGTTAATGATGTTCTTGTAACTTCTAGTGCTGAGTATAATGATTCTAATGCTGGTTTAACTTGATTAACAAAACTTTCTGATTGCTCTGAGCCTACTTCATCTCTAATTGCATCGCTTAATTCTAACATTGATTCTGTTTGCATAGACGCTGTGTCTTCCATCCAGCCTGTGATTTTGTCAACCATATCTTTAGCCGCCATCACTAATTGTGCATTTTCTTCTGCGCCTTCTTTAACTTGTACGTCTTCTTTTTTCATTGCTTTTTTAATTGCTATATCTTTTGATTTCATATAATCTTTAGAATCGACATCGCCATCTTTGTCATGGTCTTTGCCTCCGCAACGGCAATTGCTATGCTGGCACTGGTCTTTGCCTTTTGCTTCGGTTGTTTTTAAATCTGTTGCTTTCATTGTATCAGTATTTATGTTCTCGGGTGCCATATCGCTAGGGTCTGGAATAGCATCTCCTTGGTCATCAAAGCCTTTTTCTACCATATCTATTGCAGTAGATAGTGTATATTGTGAAGTAGAATCTTTTGCATCTGCTTTTCTTCGTTCTAAATCTGCTATAACCTCAGCTTTAGGTTTAGCCAAGTGATCTGGCTCATCTTGATACTCACCTACTATTTCTTGAGCACCTACATGGATATCTGACATACCACCTTCAATTGCCGCATTTATTACATCTAAAAACATTCTTTGTTTTTGATACTCTTCGCTAGTAGCTAAATTTTCTTGGGCTTGAAGTGTTGAAATTTTGTTGATAGTTCTTGTTTTTGCAGACTCTAATTGCTCCATTGTGAACTTTTTAAGGTCAATACTTTCACCAAACATTTGTGCTAACGTTTGATTCATTTGCTCTGCTGTAACTTTTGCGTTAAATTGCGATATCTTCATTAATAATATCCCCTATATGATTTATTTATCAAATACATACTCATCTAGGCGGTCCCTTAGGTTTAACAAATCATCCCACGCAATATCGTAACGTATATGGGCAGAATCTACAGTAACTTCATTATCAGAATTAGCTATTGTGTTTTTGAATTGTACGCATTTATTGTATTTTGATTGGATTTCTCTATCTAGATTTGTTATTTGTTCTATGTCATCTTCACGATTATCGACTAGGGCTTTAGCTGTTGCAATGGCTCCTGTTTTAGTAAATGTAGTAGCAACTTGTTTATTATACCTAAGGTCGTATATTAAGTTACTATAACCGTTTTCACGTATTATATAATGTTTCATCCGTATGCCACTACCATTTTTTATAGGTATGCATACCTTATGAATGTTTCTGTCTATGAGTTTTTTTAATTCTTTAGATAGATGTTTTGTATTCATTTCCAACCACAAGCACTTGTCCGTCTTTTACTATTTTTTTAACGACACTTTTGTTTATAAGATTTCTGATTAACTGTTGTTCTCTTTCGGTAAAGAGATCTAAACGACTCTGTTCTTTAAGTTTACTCAAAACGTTATATTCTTCATTTGAGACGTAAATTTTAAAACTGTCTAATATTAATTCGTTAATCTTCATCCCTGTGCTCTTTGTCTTCTTAATAAGTTGTTTATTACAGGATTAAGGTCCTTCTTATTAAGTGTGGTTGTAGGGGGTTCTCCGGGCTTTGGATCAGGGTTTTTAAATGATACTGTATCTGTATCAACTTTGTCTATTTCCATGTCCGTTTCTTGATTTGGGCCAACAGGTATAGGAAGTACTTTGCCTGGTTTAAGTAAATCCCGGTCGACTTGTCTATTAATTACTTTGGTTGATTGTGAGGCGCCTGCTGATCTAATAGTTCCTTTAGGTAGTACACCTTGTGGAACAGGTCCTCCAGTTGATTGTCCTGCACCTATTTTTTTAATTAGGTTTTGTATATAATCAGTTTCTTTAATTTCTTTATATCTCATTATCGTATAGATGCTCTTTTCCAGATACTAGATCTTCTAGTTGGTCTAAATGATGTTCTTCCTCTAACTGTTTGGTGACCTAATCTGTTTAGTTTTGATATACGTCTAGAAAATGTAGCTCTTTTAGTTCTTGCTCTTCTAACTTTAAGTGCAGAACCTCTTCTAGCTTTTGCTCTTTTGATTGATATGATACCAGACATCCTTTTAGGAGCTGTACAAGTTTTAGGATCAGATACTATTCTTCCTTTTCGTACTCCAGCAGTGCAACGATACCTACGTACCATTTTGCCACCAGTTCTAGACCAGACCTGGACAAACGTTTCACCTACCTGTAATGGACTTACTACTTCTACTATTTTCATACTTTTCCTACTGTATGAACGTATTTAGCGAATGTGGGGGGTTATATTGGAAATTTTAATAATAGAACTACTATTGTGGAAAGGAGTCCAGCTACTATGGTACCTGTGGCACCTATAATAACTTTAATCATCGACTTGTTACCATGCATTATAGCTCGTTGATTTTGCTCAATTCTAGTTTCTATTGCCTCAAGTCTCTTCTCCAAAGATGCGTATCTTTGGTGACACAACTCGACGTGTGCTTCTAAATTTTTCTGTTCTATACTTTTGGACTCTGCCATTTTTTCTCTCTTCCTAATATTTTTATTATCCAGTGGAAGGGCCTAAGATTACGCCTAAAATGTGCCTTGATTCGTTTAATGTTACTATTTATTGCCAATGTTGTCGTCTTTTTCTACTATTATTATATTATTAGTTTTTAAATCTTGTGTTCTGAACATACTATTGGTTAAACTAATAGTTTCGTCTAATGCATTGATTATAGGGACCAAATCTATGTCTTCTTTTAAATGGCCGATAATTTCACTAACAGGTAAAGGGTCTGCTCTATCTTCCATTGTAAATTCCATAGACCATACATTATGTTCTCCAGTATAGTTCTCACCAAAATTTGTATTTGCCAAATTTACTTTTTTTAATTTTGGATTGTCAATAGGTTCAATATTTGATCTAAATTGGAGACAGTTTTCAAAGGTTAGATAGTTGGCGTTTTGGGAAATAGCTTTTTCGTCTTTGCTATTATTTTTGTGTAACCCTGTTTTTGTAATGTCTACTAATGATAAAATTTTAAATCTCATACACTTTTCTTCTCTTAAGCTAGTTGTACTTATTATAGATGAAAAAAGGGTGCTCAATTTCTTGAACACCCTTAATTCTGAGAATCTAAAAAGTTTAATTCTTATTTTAAATTACAGCACGTATGTTTTAGCTGTAACAGATGCACTGCCCAAATTGATAGAATCAACTGTTCCTAAAGCCTGCACTACATCTTCTAAGTGAGCCGCTAAAGTTTCAGCATTTGTTCCATCATAAGTATCTGTTCCAAAATCACCTTCAACCGCGATTGACATATTTGCGTTTGTGTTGTGAAGTGGGCCAGCCAATACTATATTTGTAATTTGGGAAATAGCTTCTAGTGTTGCCTTAACTGCTGAATTAGGTCCTAATTTAGCATCAACAGCCGCCGCGAAAGCGATGTCCATATGCACTAGATTTCTTCCTGTGTTGTTAAAGTCCACCGCCTCTGACGCTGGATTAACTCTTGTTACTGTCGCCATTTTTTTTCTCCTTTTTTCTCTTAAATGACTTAATCTACGCTCCGTAGATTAAATGTTAAAAAAATTAATATTATATTATATTAACTATTAAGACCAAGTGTCGCCACTGATAGTCGTTGCCGCTACCGTAACTGCTACACCAGTCTCAGTGTCGATAAGCGCCTTTAAAGTCGCCGCCGCACCTGTACTTCCATTACCTTCGTAACCACCTTCTAAGCCTACTACTAGGTCATTAGCCGCTGGTATACCAAGTACTACGATATTCGCTTCGCCAGATATAGCTCTTACAGTTTTGTGAAAAACTGAAGATGCACCTTCTGGAGCAGTGTGAATTCCTGTAGCACCTGTAATTTTGTAAAAATCAATATCTTTCGATAAAAATTCTACGCCATTAGGGTTTGTAATGTCTTTACTTCCTGATATTACTGCCATTTGTTTTCTCCTTTTTTATAAATTTTTAACAATGTTCTGGGGTGCCCAGTAAGAACACCCCAAAAACCTTATTAAAGTTATTAGCGTGAATTACGCCGCTACTAGTGTAGATGCCGCAGTAGCTGTTGCGCCTGATATGTCATAGCTGTTAGGACCAATTGTGTCTAACTGTCTAAGACGTCTTTGTAAATCAGTTGCGTCAGTTTGCGAATTATCTACTATTACAGTCATTTTTCCGTTTGCGTTGTCTTCAATGCTGTATAGTAATGGTTGTACTTCACCAAGGATAACTTCAACTGCTTCTCTAGCCGCATCATCTTCACCACGAAGGTCTCCGCCTGCGTCGATCAAATATGCACCTAGGTTAGCTGTACTTCTTACGCCTCCAGTTGTTAAAAAATCACCGAAGCCGCTAGTTCTTGCTATTTTAGCCATTTGTTGTCTCCCTTTTAAAAAATGGTAACTCCCTAAAATTCAACGGACAGGTTGGACGTTAGTTCATTACCGTTTTGTTAAAGAAAAGATTAACAATATATGTGAATGTGTTTGTATGATCACTTTCAGCCAATATTTGTATATTCTTTTCTCGTTATTGGCAGTCTACACTCCGTAGACTGTGTATTACATTTATTTAGTGTGGATGGGTAGAAAATTGTGTGTTAATATTACTTTCTACGTGTTTTTAGGGCTCTTTGATGCAATCCTTTTAAAATTGCTACGGTTCCTGGGCCTGCTTTAACAATATCGTCTATCATTTTAATTGCAGGAATATATGCACCAACTATTGTAGCAGGTATAGATTTTCCTGCTAACGCAAATTCTATAAATCTTTTTAATTGAACTATGCTTTTAGTTCCAGTAAGATATCTATACATAGCAAGGTCTCTGCCTTCTACACCTATATCAGGTACACTAATTTTAGGTTCATTATCTTTAACTAATCCTGTTTCCAAATTTTTATCTGTAATTAATCTTTGTAAATGTTGTATAATATCACTATTTCTTAATTTTGCTCTAGCGGCATGAAGTAATCTAGTAACTGCTTTTTTACGAGTTGTTGGAGTTAAACTAGTATAATTTAATATGTCTCTTCTAACTGTTTTATAGTCGCTGTTTCTAATTTTTAAAGCAGATTCTAAGTTAGCGAATAATTGAGTATCAGTGCTTTGTGTTCCACTTGCTATTTTTGATAGGTATCTGTTTAAAGCCATGGTAGGAAATGTAGTAGCTTTTCTTTTTGCCATAGCACTTTTAGGATCTTTTAATTTGTTCATTGCTCTTTCGTCACCTGTAACAAAGTATATAAAATTGTACAGGTCAGTACCATTCATTCTAAAATTTCTATAGCTAGAATAAGTTGTTGTATTTTTAGCATATGCTCTTGCAAAATGTTTGTATGTTTTATATTTGCTTAATAGTTCTAAAATAAGAACAGTTAGATATAATCTTTCAGTACAGTCTGTATAAGTCAATATTTTAGTGTCGCTTGAATTACGAGTCATTCTCGCTTCATATATTTCACTAATAAATGGAACTCCAATTGTGTCTAACATTAATTTAATACCTCATTTAAAGCAATTACCATTTTATCTCTTTTAGGAGATTTAAAACATTGTACAAGTTTTTTGTGGGCTGTAATATGATCTTCATGTGTCATCCATACTTTATTATCTTTTGCATCTATTCCACCAATGCTTTCTGGAAGAATCCAATGTTGGACTGTACTTTTACCTTTTCTTTTTCTAGGTAGTGTTTTAATCCAACCTCTATATCCGCTACTTTCATGCTGATAACCCGCCGCCTGCTAGTGCTCCACTTGTTGTAGATCCTGTTTGTGATCCTACTCTCATAGCTCCCCTTTTAGTAGCTACTTTAGCGGTTGGGCCTTTTTTAATTCCACCTTTAATAGTTGGTTTTTTAAAGGGTGTCTTTTTATGAGCTGGTATTTGGGACTGTTTGTGGCCACCAACCCATATTGACTCGTCGATTATTTCTTGTATTTTCATGGTGCTGTTGTACCTCCACCTGCTAGTGCAACGTTTGCCGTAGGTCCTGTTTTTGGGCCACCTTTAATTCCTGGAGGCTTTGATCCTTTTCTTTTCCTAAATTTTCCTTTTCCACCACCTTTTTTGGGCTTTGGATTGCCTCCTACCCACAAACTTTCATCCTGGGCACCACCATCATCTACGTTCATGTACATTTGTCCAAATAGTGTTATCATGTCTGGTGCTGATAAAAATTTAGCAAGAGTAGTTGACCCTTGTGCATCTCTAGTAAATTGTCCTCTTAAAGCAGGTTTAATTTGATTAGATGTCATTAAATTTCTTAACATTTGGGCTTGAGCTACTGTAACCTTAAATTGTTTATTATCATCTGTAGTTACGGTGTCGACTGGTTTAGGATTGCCTTGGCTGTCTAAAACTTTTCCTAATTGATTGAATAAAGAGTCTTGTTTAAAGTCTTTATTATATGCTGGTTCTTGATCAGCTGGGTCTCTAAATTCATTAAATCTCATATTATTCTCCTATCTTGTATTTATTGCTCTGTTGGCTTGAGTAAACCCAGATCTTCTAACTAATTTTATACCGCCCAAAACATATCCTTCTCCACCGGGTTTACCATTTATAGATGCTTGAACATCTCCTGGTGCTGAATCTAGTTGGGTGATAATATTGTCTTTAGCATTCATTATACCACTAACAGTATTCCAAAGTGCTACAAAGCCATTTATGTTTTGTTTTACATATTCTATAATTTTTTGTTTCTTTGGTTCACTAACTGCACTAGTTAATAACCATCTAGAGAAATCGTTACCTAAATTTTGAAGTCCTTGATCAACTTTTGCGTTAGTATATGCATATAATATTTTAGGCAAATCAGTTAATTTCATACTAGCTAATTTGTTTTTGTCTAACAAAGTATCTATTAAATTAGCATTTTGACTTACTATACTTTTTATTTTGTTTAATGCGTCGGTATCTACACCTACTTTCTTGTTTACAGTTGTTGGCGGAATTACAAATAAACCACGTCCTTGAATATATCTATCAAGTTCTTTAATTGGCATAATTCTTCCTTGTTCACTCATCATATTGTGAACAACAACACCTGCTTTGCTTTGCCCAATTTTTTTACCTAGTTCGCTTTTAGCATCAACACTATATTCTACTACATTAGGTTTAAAAACATATCTGCCATTGGATTGTTGAGGTGTTGCAAAATATAACATATCACCATTAAAGTAACCTTGAAACTTATTAGGAATTGCTTTTGCTACTGTATTAAAAATAGGAACAATTTTATCTGCATAGGCTTTATATGATTTTGTTTTTGAAGGATTTTTTTTAGCTCTGTCACTAATCATTCCTTTTAAGTCAGCAGAGTTTGTTGCTCTACCATCATATCCTTGTGCATGAAATCCACTTTTGTCTGTAAAAATAAATTCTCCATTAGGATTTCTTCCAAACACTACTGCTGGAGAACCATCCCATTTAATTGTAAGGTTATTAGTATTTTTAGCTAATCCTTCTAATTGTCTTATAGCATTTAAGGCTCCTTGGCTACCATTCCAAAATACAAGGTCTTCGGCATGGTCAATTCTGCCTCCTGTTTCTAATAAAGGTGTTTTACAATTACCTGTAACTTTTTTAAACTCTACTAATTTCATAGATTAACCTTTGCTAATAAACCTTTAAACCATATAGGGCTTCCTTCGATAACGTGTTCAGGTAATGTTTTTCCTATTTTTGCAAGACTATCTCTAAAGTCTGCAACTAATTCGTTATAGTCAGATGCACCTCTAATCATTTTATGAATGTTTTCTACACTATCAAGATCAGATCCTTTAGCATTTCTACCTAATAATAAACTTGCTATCTGATCAGGCTTTTTAGATACAGGTTCGTTTGTATCTCTTTTTAATAAACCGTTCTTGTGACTCCATTTATATCCTCGTGCTTTAGATATACTAGCAATGAATACGTGTCTATCCGCTCCAGTATAGTTGGAGCCTGGAGATGAGCCTTTCAAACTCCAGGACATCCAATTTGGGTCACCGAACATTAAGTCAGTTTGTACGAATCCATTTTTAACATTACCGTTAATAGGTGTTTTAAAATGAACGCTAATACCACTTTTCTTAATCCATTTTGACGGGTCTTGCTTATTAGCTTGAGCCCATTGCGTCAATTTTGATACTAATTGGTCTTTTGTAATTTTAGATTGATCTACAGCAACATCTATATCTCCACTTGTAGGAGATGTTCCTGTAGTTCCTAATTTGTTTGATTGTAAAGGTAATCCTGTAATTTTTTCTAGCCAGGCAATAGTTGGGTCTACGTCTGCTTGATTAATTCTTTGTGTTGCTGGTTGGCCGGTAGGATTTTTAAATATGTTTCCGCCTTCATTAATTTGATTCATCTTGTTTACCCTCTATGATCTTCTTAATGCCGACTTTGAATTTTTTTGATTCACCATTCTTAATAGAATTAATGAACCTTCTCTCTAATTCTTGGGCCTGCTCAGGAGGGTAGTTTTTATTAATGACGTCCAACAGGTTAACAGCACTTTCTATTATGTTGCTACCTGTAGTCTCAAGAAATGCTTCTGTATCCTTGACTCTATGAATACTATGCAAATCATCTAATATTGATCTTGTTATCTTTTTCATTTACCTGTCCGTTTGACCCTATTAGCAGTATTTACCGCTTTAATGGTGAATATGCCACCGGATCAAGAGTACTTTAATTGTATTATTAAGGTGATTTTGTTGGAGCTGGGTGATTATTGGGATCTTTTTGACAGCTAGGGTCTGCAGGTGCGAAAACACATCCGATTACTTCGCCTATTAAAAGGATATTACCTATGTTTGATTTGGGGGACGTTGTAAGATTAGTAGTAACTGGCGTAGCACATCCTTGGAGTAATGTTATAAACATTACCCCTATAAAAATAAGTAGCCAGGTTTTATTAGAAAAATCCATTATTGTTGCCCCGTTTGATTCATATCCATATTCAACATGGGTTTATTGCCTGCTTCTAGCCATTGTTTCCATTCAATGAATGCACCTTCAGTTAAACAATGAATTTCACCTCGAGATTCAGGAAAAGTAGATGTAAAATATTCTTTTACCATAGGAGACGCCGCTTCACAGTTCGTCAGACTATTGTAAGTAGACTCTTGCCAGACACCTTGGCAATCTAGTCCTATACAAAATATTATTATCATAAAAATTTTTTCCATTTCTTTTTCCTTCGTCCACTAATTTATTTACGGTTAAAATCCGTAAAGTTAAATGGCCATAAAAGTTAAGTGAGTTTATTTCTTGCTAGTCAGCTTATTGATTAATTCGAACGCAACTTTAACCTTCTCTTCAAGCACTTTGATTCGATAATGCGATTGTGCTAAAGTCACAATTAGCAATACGAAAGCCACTAATAGTGGCCATAGTCTTGATACAATTAATAAAAGGTCCGCGTCCATAATTAAAACTATTTATATCTAAGAAAAGGTGGGTTAATTTGTTATGGTATATACCTTGATAAACTCGGTTTTGCCCTTAACTTTTATGTCATCAATGTATTCAAAATTATAATTGAGCTTGGCTCTATCAACTGTTTCTTGACCTATGACTATTGTTTTACCAAGTGTCTTTGAACTAGACTCTAATCTAGAGGCTAAATTTACAGCATCTCCTATTACAGAATAGTCAAATCGTTGTTTAGAACCCATATTGCCTACAAGTGCTTCTCCTGTGTTTATACCTATCCCAATATTAATTTGTGGCAACCCTTCTGCAATAAGTTCAGCATTCAACATAGCAAGTTCTTCTTCCATTTCCATTGCACTTTGAACTGCACATTCTTCGTGTTCTCCATTCTCTATTGGAGCATTCCAAAATGCCATAATACAATCTCCCATAAACTTATCTATTGTTCCACCATTTTTAATAATAACATCTGTCATACGTGTTAAGAATCTATTAATAAGTTTTGTAAGTCCTTCTGGATTGCCTTTGTACTTTTCACTGATAGGTGTAAATCCTCTTATGTCTGAAAACAAAAATGTCATTGTACGAGTTTCACCGCCCAACTTTAACAGTGATGGATCTTTTTGTAATTTCTTAACCATGTCGGGTGCAAGGTAATGTTCAAACTGTCTTTTGATTTGTTGTCTTAATCTACTTTGTGTTGCAAAATTATTGTATGTGCTATGTGACCAAATTAAAAATATGTATAATATTGCAAATGATGGATCAATTAAAAATCCTTTATTTGCATAAGCCATAAACGATCCATAACTTATTCCACTTAATACAAAAATTAATAATGGAACAGAAAGTAGTACAGATGCCCTAGGAATTAATATAATCATTAATAATCCTAATAAACCCATAAACAAAATTTCATATGTATCTGCTTGTGGTAATCTAAACAAATAATCTCCTGTTAATACAGTATCTAATGTTTGAGCAGATATTGTTTGGTCAGTCATTAATCCATATGGGGTATCTTTTAATGTAGATAAGCCTGCGGCATCTAAACCAACTATAATAATTTTTCCTGCTATATCTTTTTTATCAATTTTGCCTTTTAATATATCTCCTGCAGACAAATGAATATAGTTGTCTGGATTTGCGTAGTGAATATACATTTCAGCATTATGGTTGACTGGTATGCCTGAATTTTTTGCAACTAATACTTCATCAATACCATGTGCTTTTGTAATAATTTTAATTGCTCGTGATTGATTTATTATTCTAATATTTTCTAATACCATGCTAGGATATAATTTAGATTCAATACGAATTAGAATAGGTACTTTTCTTACTACTGAATCAGGTTCGGGTGCTGTAACATTTACACCTATTCCTTCGGCACCTGCAGATAACGTAGCTAAAGGAGGAACGATGCCTGCGTAGTTCCATATCCATGGTGTGGCATCTCCTTTTTGTATAATATTTGTTGTACTAGGTAAAATGTTATCGCGTTCATTTTTTACACTCATCATTAAAATGGTATTGCCTGATTCTTTTATTACTATTGCAAAAACTCTATCTGTGTCTACTAAATTTTTTTGTAATAGTTCTCTAGTGTCATCGGACATAGGAAAAGAATTAAGATACTGCTTTGATCCCATACGGTCAGGTTCAGCAAAAAGAATATTGTAATTAATCATTACGGCTCCTGCATCACTTATTCGTGCATGGAGCATAGCCATGATATGTCTGGGCCAAGGCCATTGACCATATTCTTTTAAATCTTGTTCTGTAATGTCTACAATAGCAACCATATCACTAAGGTTGGCTCGTGGTGATTGTATTTGGAAATAATCCCAAGTTTTATATCTTAAAGTTTTAACGTAATCAGAATCTTGAACTCGTACAAATAGCAATAGAATTGCAAATGCCAAGACCATCCAACGTGAAGTAAAAAATTTCAT